GGATTCTTGATGTAGTGGGCTTCGTCCATGATGACTAAGTCCCAAGTGCGAGCGCTGATCGCACTCTGATGCTTGGTCAAAACATCATAGTTGATGATGACCACGTCAGGCGTCTTGGGAATTTGCTCACCGCCACCGTTGACGATTTGGATGTCGCGGTCGGCCACAAGCCACTTCGTCATCTCATTTTTCCAGTTGATCTTGAGCGACGCGGGGCAAACCACCAGCACGGTTTTCGGTGCGGTTGCGTTGATGATTCCGATGGCTTGGATCGTTTTGCCAAGCCCCATTTCATCTCCGATAAGCGTAGACGAACGCTGTATTGCGTAGGCGATTCCCGCTTTTTGGTATGGCAGGTAGGAGAGCCCCTCAGGCACAGGGATGTCGATGTCTGCATCGACGGCCTGAGATTCAGCAATTGCTTGATCGTTGTCCCGCAGCCGG